GACATGGTTCAACAATCTGTTATATAAAGGAGTAATTATGGCACAATATTTCGCACGAATTGAATTAAAAAACAAACCTTTTGATCAAGGTGGTCAACACTGGGAAGTTCAAAACACTGTTGTTGTTGGAAATGATATACCAACTGCAGATGGACCTTTAGTTGATAACCCTAAACATGCCGATGGAGAAACATGGGTAACTAATTGGTTTAAAGGTGGTACTTGGAGACAAACTTTTAAAGATGGTTTAAGAGGAAAGTTAGCTGCACCTTCAGACATTTATGATTATGAAGGAGATAAATTTATTCCAGCACAACCATATGCATCATGGACTTTACAAGACGACGACACGTGGGATGCACCAGTTGCATTTCCAACTGTTGAAACTTACACAGTAAGTGGTGTTGAACTTCCGTATGGAATTATTTGGGACGAAGATAACTTAAGATGGAAAGGTATGGATAACTCAACTCCTACTAATCTTTTTATTTGGAATCCTGAAACTCTGACTTGGACTGAAGAATAATTAAATAAATTTTAAACTTTTTATGAAAGTTATAGAGCGAGCTCTTTCGAAAGAAAAACAAGAGTGGTTAAAAAATATATTACTCTCACCTGCAATGCCAGTATGGTATATGAATAATATTACTGATAGAAGTAGTAAAGATTATTGCCCTGGTTTTGTACATAATTTTATATTGAACGATGAGATCCAAACAAGACAAGCAGAAGTATTAAATATTTTTAAAGATACTATAAAAGGTAATGTAGATACTGCTAGAATGTTTTTGCAATTACCATTAAATAAAAAAATACTTAAAAATAAACAAGATACTCCACACATAGATTTTGAAAAACCACATCAAGTATATATTTATTATGTAAAAGATTCTGATGGGGATACTATTATTTTTAAAAATAAAAAAGAATGGAAAAGAATTACTCCCAAACAAGGAAGAATGATTACTTTTGATGGTTCCCTATGGCATACTGCAGAGCAACCTACTAATGGAACTAGATGTATAATAAATTTCAACGTAACTTAAGTCAGGTTAATATTGCTACTCCCATACAAAGAAAAAAAGAATGTTGGGATATAGAAGGTATTATAAAAGATAAATCAAATCAGTTATTAAAATTTGATCTAAGACCTTTAAAAAATAACACTAAAGGAGGATTTTTTAATTCTAAGGCCGATAAAATGGTTTTTGATATTAAAGATCAATGGATTATTGTTGATATGGAAGAGTTAATTCAGTATTTAAAGGACAATAATTTAAAAAAAGTTAGACTAGAGGATTTGATATCCAAGCTGGATTGGAATATAATACTACCAAAATAATAAAAACCCTATATAATACTAGGTTATGTTACAGAAACTCAATTTTAAACCAGGATTTAATAAACAAGCTACTGAATCAGGTGCTGAAAGTGAATGGGTAGACGGAGACTTTGTAAGATTTAGATATGGTTTACCAGAAAAAATAGGTGGTTGGGAACAACTTACCGTTTCTAATGAAACTTTACCAGGTGCTGCTAGAAGACAACTTGCTTTTAGTAGTTTTAAAGGTGAGAAATATACAGCCATAGGAACGTCTCAAGGTTTATTTTTGTATTATGGAGAAGCACTTTATGACATTACTCCTTTAGATACAGCAATTACTGGAGCAACATTTGATACTGTTGAAGGTTCTAATATTGTTACTGTTAATAAAACATCACATGGATTAGATGTAGGAAGATATATTACTTTCACAAGTGTCTCAACTCCCAATGGATTTACGAGTTCAACTACTTTTACTGAAGGTGCTTTTGAAATATTATCCGTGCCTACTAATAATACTTTTACTATTCAAACTCCAATTGCAGCTGTAGCCGGTGCTTCATCTGGAACAGGGGCAGCTACGATTAATCCTTACATTATAATTGGACCTACTACTCAAACAGTTGGTTATGGTTGGGGAACTTATTTATGGGGTAACTCTACTTGGGGTACTGAACGATCTACAAGTAATGTGGTTCTGGCACCAGGAAACTGGAGCCTTGATAATTTTGGTGAAGTATTAGTTGCAACTATATTTAATGGTAAAACTTTTACATGGAATGCAGGGGCTGCTAACCCTAGGACAACTAGAGCGTCTTCAAGTACAACTAATTTTCCAACTACAAATAATCCTACTGCTACTAGAATTTCAATTGTATCAGATAGAGATAGACATGTATTTCATCTTGGAACAGAAACAACTATAGGCACACCCAATACTCAAGACCCTATGTTTGTAAGATTTTCTAATCAAGAAGATTTAAATACATATGCACCAACAGCAACTAACACTGCAGGAACTTTTAGACTAGATACCGGTAATGAGATTAGAGCAGCCATACAAGGTAAAGATTATATTTTTGTAGCAACTGATCTTGCCGCTTATGTAATTCAATTTGTAGGTCCACCTTTTACATTTAGTGTTAGACAAGTAGGTACTAATTGTGGATGTATTGGTCAACACGCTATAGCTTATGCAAATGGTGCTGTGTGGTGGATGTCAGGAGAAGGAGGTTTTTTTGCTTACGATGGTACAGTTAAAGCTTTACCATGTCTTGTAGAAGATTTTGTTTATTCAACTGATGGAGATAATTTAGGATTAAACTATGATGCCTCTGATGCTATTTATTGTGCACCTAATGCTTTATATACAGAAATAAATTGGTTTTATGCTAAAGCTGGATCTAAACATATAGATAGATGTGTTACTTACAATTATTCTGAAAATGTTTTTACTACTTCATCATTAGCAAGAACAACATATTCTGATGCTGGGGTATTTCAACATCCTTATGCCACTGAATATAATACTACTGCAACTCCTGTATGTTCTACTATATCAGGTATTACAAATAAATTTGGAGCTAGTACTTACTATTCTCATGAAACAGGTGATGATCAAGTTAATAGTTCTGGCACTACTTCTATTAATGCTTTTATTAGATCTGGAGACTATGATATTACTTCAAGAACAAGTGGTTTAGGTATTCAAACTGGAGTTGTTGACTATAGAGGTGATGGAGAATTCTTTATGTCTGTAAAAAGATTTATACCTGATTTTAAATATTTAAGAGGAGACGCTACAGTTACTTTATTTGTTAGTTCTTATCCTGATGATACGGCAGTTAGTTCCCCTTTAGGACCCTTTACAATAACTTCTACCACTGATAAGGTAGATACAAGAGCTAGAGGCAGACTAGTTTCTCTTAAAATATCTAACGATGCTGTAGGTGAGTCATGGAGATATGGTACACTTAGAGTAGATGCACAACCGGACGGAAGAAGATAATGGGCGGACTATACGAAATATTAGAATCTTATAGACAACAAAACGACCCTCGTTTTGTATATGAAGGATTATATGAAGAACCTGCATACACAGGTCCTAATGTAGATCCAATGTATAATCTTGGAGCAAGACAATTTGGAAACATGGAGCGAATGACAGGCATCATGAAACAGGCACCTTTACAAAATTTAGGTATTGATACTTCTTATGGTGTTGCTAATGAAGCAGATGAAGAAGTAGATATAGAAGAAACAAAACAACCTAGTGGTTTACAAAATATACTTCAAGCAATATTAGGTTTTGCAATACCTGGTGCAGGTTTAATTACAGGTGGTTTAGAATCATTAAGAGGATTTAATGATAGATTACAAAATTCAGATTTTGGTCAGTCAAAAACTTTAGCTGATTACTTTGATGCTAGAAGTTATGGTGGTCGTCAAGCAAGAGATGACGCGGCAGCAAGAAACATGGTTCAAGCAAGAGGTATTCAAAAAGAAATAAATAAAGGTAAGTTCGGAGGACCAGATATTAATGATAGAGGTAGAGGAAATATTGGTAGTTCTAATTCACCGTCAAAATCATATTCAGCTCCACAACAAACTTCAGGTTCAGGTGGGCTTCACGATTACTAATGGCTAAGTTAACTAACTATATACCTGAACCAAAACAAGAATATGAAGTAGATAATCAAAGACAAATAATTGAGTCTTTAAATACTATGAAACAACAACTTAATTTTTCTTTTCAAGAAGATTTAAAAAACGAACAAGAAACTTTTAATTATTTTTTATCATGACAATCCAGTATAAAAATGCTAGCAAAGTATTAGACGGAACAGCAATGACAACTGTTTTAAGTATATCTACTTCAGCTGTTGCTATTATAAAATCAGTTTATTTATCTAATAATAGTACAGGGGCTGTATTAGCTAACTGTGATTTAAGAGATTCTGCTTCAAGCACAGATGTAGAATTTTTTAGAAAAGACGTACCTGCTACAAGTACAATTAATGCTACAGAACAGGGGTTGAATTTAGAAGCTGGAGATGCTATAAAAGTTCAAGCAGAAACTGCAGATAAGATAGAAGTTGTAGTTAGTTATGCTTTAATAAATAGAGAGAATGAAAACGGATAACATATATAAAATTGATTGTACGACTATAACTACTTATAGAAATACACAAACTGGAGAAATATATAAAGAAAAGAAAGAAGGACCAGATATTGTTAGTGATGTAACAGTACAGGTCTCTCCTAAAGGATTAGATTTAATGCAGAAAGTAATGAATAAACAAAGTGAAACCAAAAATAATAAATAACGTTTTAACTAAAGAAGATATTTTTCAAGTATACGAAAATCTTATTGCTGACAACATATGGGTTTTAAATAGAAATTCTCAGTCAACTCTAGGAGGTTCTTTTCCAGGGTGCACTTTAATAAACGAAGGACAACCTGTTTATAATAATCCATATTGGATAGGTTATTTTAATTGCTTATTTGATAGATTAAATCAAAAATTAAACGAACAACATAATTTTAATCTTTTAAGAAATATATATAGAATAGCTTTAAATTCACAAAATAATAACCACTACACAGAATTTCACATAGATGCAAAAAACAAATATAGTATTGTTGGTTTTCTTACACCACAATGGGCAGAAGATTGGGGTGGAGAATTAAATGTAGAAGGTGAAATAATTAAATATAAACCTGGTGATTTTATTTTATTTGATTCTAATCAATCACATAAATCACAAGAAATAAAAAAACAATTACCATATTGGAGGGTATCTATAAATTATGTTATTGAGAAATGAAAAACCTAAAGGCGGCACAGAGTTACAATACAGTTACTTAGAGAAGTATGTAGATAAAAAATTATTAGATCAGATACAAATTACAACATCTGTACCAGAAAAAATTCCATTACATCCTACAAAGATGAATATTCTTTGGCAAAAAAATTCTTGGGATCAACCTAACTTACATCCATGGTTTAATGATAAATCTAATCATAGTAAATATGATTGGTATGTATTTAATTCACATTGGAATTATGAAAAATTTAGAATGATGTTTGGCTTACCTTTAGAAAAATGCATAGTAATTAAAAATGGTATTGAAAATATACAAAAAGCTAAACCATATGAGCAAGGTCAACCTATTAAAATAATACATCAAAATACACCTTGGCGTGGTTTATCTGTATTACTAGGTGCTATGCAATTAGTAAAAAATCCTTTGATTACTTTAGATGTATATTCATCTACAGAAGTTTATGGAAAAGAATTTTATGAACAGAATGATCATAACTACAAAGCACTTTATGAACAGGCTGAAAAATTACCTAACGTAAATTACATTGGTTATAAGCCGAATAGTTATATTACAGATAATATGCATAAATATAATATGTATGTGTATCCAAGTATTTTTGAAGAAACTTTTTGTATATCTTTATTAGAAGCTATGGCTGGAGGTTTATATTGTATTACTACAAACTTAGGAGCTATCTTTGAAACAGGTGCAGAGTTTCCAATGTATATTCCTTTTGATGATAATTATAAAAGATT